GGGGCAACGAAAGCGTCGATGTCTTCGCGGTAGGTGTATCCGATCCCAGCGTAGTTCTTACGGATGTTGCCGTTGTAGCTGGTCTGCACCCAACGGCCGCCGAGCAGGCGCTCACAGAAGGCCGCACCGATGTGCTCCTTCTCTACACCGTTAGCATCCGCAGTGTCCTTATTGCCGACCACGATGACTCGCAGCACGACGTTGTTCTCATCGAGTTCAGCAAAGTGAGCCACTTTAGATCTCCAGTTCAGTCAATTCATCGGCACCGCCAATGGTGCCCTTCAGGAAGCTGTTAAACGCAATGCTGATGCGCTCTTCTCCGTCTACCGTTTGAACCATGTGAGTCAGAGAAGAGGGGAACAGGACTACGTCACCCTCATTCACCTCATACCACCAGCTTTCAGAGTTGTATGGATTCCAGTTCTCAGTCGGCAGTTTGATCTGCTGGTAGCCGTCACGATAGAAGTAGATCTTGTCGCCCTTGGCAGCGATGTACACGCAGCCAGAGATGAAGCTGTTGGGATGTGCGTGCTTGTGGTGATACTGACTGGGTTTCGTGTAATTAGCCCACGACTGCGTGATGTAGGGCTTGACGTTGTACTTGGGCGCGTAGGTTGCCTTCATGTACTCCTCAAGGCAGTTCTCTACGAACATGGCGATTCGCTGCATCGGCTCTTCAAACAGCAGATAGTTGTTCTTGCTAGTCGTGTTCCCGTCATTCGGGCGCTGCTCAAGACTACGGACGAAGGCAATCTCTTCCGGATTCAGAACAAGATTCCAAAACCCTACCGGCGTAGGGAAAAGGGTTTCAATCCTCATGCGGCCTCAATCATCTTTTGGAAACCGGTGATCTGCTCAATCTGTTCCGGCAACAGGATGGTGTCGATGGAGTCCTCGAAGGCTTTGATCTTCTCCATCGTATCCATGAGTTCTTCCCAAGTAGGACACGGGCGCGGGTCTTCCCAACGGGTAATCATGGTGTTAGAGATTTCCCACTTTGCACCCGGACGAAGCAGGTGCATTGCCGTGTCGATTCCAAAAAGTAAATATATCTTCGTGTCGCTCATTGTTAAGTCCACTTAATGATTACGATGCCGGAGCCGCCTGCGCCACCTCTTGTGTTGTTATAGGAGGCACCACCACCACCGCCTGTATTTGCTGTTCCAGATGTTCCGTCAACGCTGTCTTTTGCGCCATTCCCGCCGCCGCCTGACCCACCGGTACCTACAGTACCGCGCGAACTACCACCACCGCCACCAGCGTAAGTTACAGACGAACCTGAAATTGATGAAGCCGTGCCAGCGCCCCCATTGCCAGCAACATCTGAAGGAGCTGAACCGCCAATCGTGCCATTTCCTCCAACAGCACTAGCGCCACCGCCACCGCCAGAGGCAATATCTTGGTTATTTCTTACATTACCGTTTCCTGCATTACTGCCCTGAGATGGACTTACAGAAGGTGTATTTCCAGACCCTGCGGTACCGGCAGCATTAACAGGAATATTACATCCTGCGCTACCTCCAGAACCGCCATTTCTGCCATTTTGAAGCGAATCAGAATAGGCTCCACCACCACCACCGCCCGTTGAAGTAATGCTACTAAATACCGAATTAGAACCATCTGAACCTTGAGCCGAGCCGGAAGTATTTTTTGCACCGCCAGAACCGACTGTAATTGTGTAAGTGGTTCCAGCAGTTACTGAAAGTCCAGTACCAGTTCTAAATCCACCAGCGCCTCCAGCACCAAGACCACCACCGCCACCACCACCAGCGACAACTAGGTAATCCACACTAGATACGCCAGTAGGAGCAGTCCACGAACCAGAGGTATAGAAGATTGCGGTCTTAGCAGTAGCGGTGTATTTGATGATTACGACGCCTGAGCCGCCTGTACCGCCAGTACCGCTAGTTGTTGGGCCACTTGTAGCGCCAGCGCCGCCGCCCCCACCGCCAGTATTTGCCGTGGCACTTGGGGCAGTTCCATTGCCAACCAAACCATTTGCTCCGCCGCCAGCGCCACCAGTTCCAGCAGTCCCTGATTGAGCGCCACCACCACCGCCACCAGCGTAGGTTACAGAAGAGCCAGAAATAGTAGACGCTGTACCAGCGCCGCCGTTGCCACCATTGGTTGCAGCATTTGCTCCAACGGCAGATGCTCCACCACCACCGCCAGCAGCATAATTACCTGATTGAGCACCACCAGTTCCGCCATTATTTCCTTGGCTTGGAGAAACAGAGGGCGTGTTTCCACTTCCGGCAGTGCCTCCACTTGGATTTACAACACCTCCACCGCCGCCGGAACCTCCATTTTGTCCAGCAGTTGTCGTCGTAAAATATGAACCACCGCCTCCACCACCGGCAGTAGATGTAATGGTGCTAAACACTGAATTAGAACCATTAGACCCAACTGTTCCAGCGACGCCAGCACCACCGCCACCCACGGTAATTGTGTAAGTGGTTCCTGCTGTAACACTTAGTCCAGTACCGGTGCGAAAGCCGCCCGCGCCACCACCACCGCCACCATAGCCACCACCACCACCACCCCCACCAGCAACCACAAGATACTCAACCTCGGTCACACCAGTCGGGCAAGTCCAAGAACCGGAAGCAGTAAAGGTTTGGATGACGGTGTAGGGTTGCGGAGGTAAAGGCCAAGTACTGGCAGCAAGGTACTGAAGTTGCTGTTGCAGGGAGAACACACCAGACGCAACGCTGGCCGTGACCGTAGGCGGTGTGGCGGAAATTACCCCGCCTTTGTAGCGCATGCTCATTGTTTTTCCTTAGCCGTTTTGGGCACGGGGTTCTATCAGCTATTTATCTCCTCCCAGCTTGCGGTGACAACCAGATCGTTAGCCACACCAGCAATCGCACCGATCGACTGGTTTTCAAGCAAGTAGAACGATGTCGTCTTGTCGGTCACAATCAACGAAGCATCCGCCGGGACCGAGATGGTCGAGGCGATAGCAAACGCCGTACCGCTGCCAGCCGTAGCGTTGCTATAGATGTTGACCGTAACGTCCGCAGCACTCGTGCCGTCGACGTTGGCTACAACGATGCTGTTGATCTTGTACACCTTGCCCGACGAGGCAGCATTGCTTGCGATGCTGAACACGCTAGTTGACGACAGTGCTGTCTGTGACGAATTACCAAGAATGGTAGTTACGTTGACAATATTAGGATTAGCCATTTGTTAGTCCTCAGAACCCGAAAATAAGAGCCATAGCGATGCTTTTGCCAGTGTTGATACCCCCAAGATTCGACAATGCCGCGGATGCGGATGTCGCGCCAGTTCCACCTGCAGCAATTGGCAACGTGCCTGCCGTCAACGCCGAAGACGATGTCGAAAAGATGGCATTATTAGCCGCGGTGAATGTAGTCAGGCCCGTACCGCCGTTGCCTGTAGCCAGAGTGCCGGCTACCGTTACAGCGCCCGTCGTTGCGGTGTTAGGGGTCAGGCCGGTTGAGCCAAAACTGATCGACGACACATTAGTGACAGCAGCCTTTGTCGCAATGGTCTGCACTACGCCGGCATTGTCCTTGTAGAACAGCTTGCCGTCAGTAATGTTGATGGCCAGTTCACCATTAGCAAGATTGCCTGAGCTCGGCGTGGCCGCAGCAGTTGTCGAGAAATACAGTTGAATTGGGGTAAATCCTGCCTGTGACATTAGAAGGTCCCTCCTGAGATACCACCAGTTGCAGTTAATACCCCGGTGGACGGGTTAAAGGTTAATTTGGTCGATGTTACCTTCTGGGGAAGGTTGCCGGTATTAGAAGTCACCCACGTCGGGTACATCGTCGCGTTAGTCGTCGTATCGTCTGTGATAGCCGTGTTCGTCGCGTTAGTCGCCGTGCCAACAGACAACGCTGACTGATCCGACCACGTTGGAGTACCCGTTCCACCAGACAAAAGGACTTGATTCGTGGTGCCTGCCAGCGAGAACGCATACGCTGTTCCAGTACCGTAGGGAACCGCCCCTGCCGTCGGAGTCGCGTTGCTGTTCGTGCCACCCTGTGCAATCACTAGTTGGCCAGACGTCACCTGTGATGCAGCAATCGCAATTGAGGTATTCGACGCAGAAGTAATCTGACCTTGTGCGTTGATAGACAGAGTCGGCACCGTAGCCGCCCCACCGTAATTGCCAGAGGACACCCCGGTATTAGCGATGTTGAACGTATAGGCCGGAGATTCAGAGAGACCTGTACCGGCGGAGTACGTCAACGGAGCGCCAAATTGCGAGAACACAATTCCTGTCGTACCTACCGTGACGGGCAGCGGGGTCTGTTGAACCCACGACGTATTGGCCAGCGTCGACCCCGCGGTGATCAGGAAGAAGTCACCAGCATCAATCTGGTCAACCCCTGTACCTGCCGTATCGAAGTCAGTCGCTCGAGTCAGGATGAATGGGTTTGATCCATCACCGGCCTGCGTGACTACATACACACCGTTGTGCGCTTGGTTGGCTTGGTTCTTGACCAGAATACGGTTCGTAGCAACGACAGCAGTAGTGTCTACAGATAGAGCACCGTTAGCCGTTGCCGTGAGTGTCGCACCTACACCAGACGTGCCATTGTTATATGTGCAAGAGGGAAGTGCCGTCGTCGTTGCCAGACGACAGGATTGGTGGAAGTTAATCCCCGTTGCGATTGAGTCCGCATAGGTCTTGTTGACGATGTCATTGCCAGTTATCGGGGCTGTAGTAATCGTCCCCGAAGTCATGGTTACAGATGTAAACGTGCCCGCCGCCGGAGTCGTCGCACCCACCGTGGTGTTGTTG